TGGCTACGCAATCCTTCAAGAGCAGGGTGCTTTTGACTCACATTCCGGCGAAGAGGAGGGTTTTTCTGTCCATAAAGCAATGTTCGGTGAACAGGGTGGACAAATCCCTCATTAAAATATATAATTATATTATAATTATTAAATAATATAATATGCCATTTAAAACAGAAGAATCTAAAAAAGAGTATCAAAAAAAGTGGAGAGCTGAAAATAAGGAAAAAATTATCGCTGATAGAAAAAAATATAAAGAATCTGGTAGATGGAAAATTGTAAATGATAAATATAAAAAGACTGATTCTTATAAAATATCTCGAAAAAAGTATAGTAAAGCTAATAGTGATAGATTTCGTTTAGAAAGAAAAAAAAGAAAAGATGATTGTTATACTGCTATGGGAGGAAAATGTGTAGAATGTGGGTTTAATGATTACAGAGCTCTTCAAATTGACCATATTAACGGTGATGGTAAAAAAGAAAGACATCTTTTGAGCAGAAATGACTACTATCCGAATGTATTAAAGAGTTTTTTAGCAGGAAAAAAGCGTTATCAACTGCTTTGTTGCAACTGTAATTGGATAAAACGTGAAATAAATGGTGAATATCGTAAAAAAAGTGAACAAACTGGACAAATAAATCATTAAATGTTATCACTTTTGACAAAAAGGTGATAAAATTATTCAAAACTTGACAAAAAGCTTGCGTCTTTGTACTAAATAGTTTATAATAGTAATATAGCGGTAGCATCATCTTAAAAGATATGATAGAAGGACAATACAAGTTTAGAATATATAAAGATGGAGATTGGTATTTAGCTGGTATTTATAAAGATGGAAAGAATATTGGAATTACCCAAGGAAAGACAGAAGAAGAAATCTTTGAAATGATAGCTGACGCTTATATGTGTGCCTTAGATGTAAAGATTAGTAAATGGAATAGATTTTGGCATAGATTATTGAGATTATACTAAAAGATAGTAATATTTTATTTATATGGAAAACAAAAAAAGCGATAAAGCTACTATAGAATTTATTGCTGATAAAAAAAAGGAGATGAAGAAGAGTCAGTATCGAGTTAAGTTCGATGCGCTGGCTTCTGAGATTCAACAAAATTTGATGAACACTGCCGTTTCTTACGGACAAAAATTATACGAGAAGAGTGGTTGGGGTTCAATGGTATTTTACAACAAGATGGCTAACGGGTCATATGATATTAATGTCTACCCGCAGAAGTTAACTGACAGAGACCAGAACAAGTCTGGCGTTCCAGTATCTCAGGAGCCAATAGCGTTTTCAAAGATTATGATTGCTACGCAGGTTCTAGCAGGTAAACTTCCGGATGCTCAAGTCGCGTGCGACAATAAGGTTTACGGAAAAGCAATGTATGAATTGTGGAAACGTAACTGGTCCATGTCCGGAGCAAATGGAGAAAATACATTGATGCTCACTTATCAAAATTTATTTACATACGGATGGGCGGCCTGGAGAGTTTATCCAAGGCGAGTCCAAGTCCCACGAAATGGAGTTCAAAAAATTCTATTCGATGATATTTATAGAGAACCATTAGAATGTACTAGAACCTGGCTCGGAGCAGGATTTAATAACGGAGATGTTTGGTCACAGACTGAAGTCTATTATGAAAAGGACATGCCAAAAGAAGAATTCTTCATTATGTATCCGGAGGCTAAGAAGAATAAAAAGAAGTTAGATTATTGTTCAGTGTCTGAAGAGGCTAAGGATGAAAACAATGAGAAGGTTCAGACTAGCGTTACTATCGGCTATTACGAAAATGTATTAACTAATAGATATGTTGTGGTCTGCGGTAAAATGAAAATCTACGACGGTGAGCTCCCAAATGACGGGTCTCACGGGTCAGTTGTTGTAACTCGTTGCTTCCAGAAAAATATGAATGACCCTCATGGAGTAGGTCTTTACGAAATGATGCGTGGAAACACAGCTTTATATACATATATAAACTCACTAAATGCACAGCAAGTAGAAGCGGAAATATTTCCGTTGCTTTTTGGTGCTCAAGTTCAGAATGGTTCAGCTACATATAAGAGAGGTCCAAATATTATTAACCCTAAAAATCCTGGAACAGAAATCGATGTTGTTAAAACGTCAGGCAATGTTCAGCAGGGTATTCTATATGGAGATAAACAGAAGGAAAATATCGAGTCTAATACTGGTATCAATAATATTGTGGCCGGTTCTGGAAGTGAAGACACTCTCGGTTCTACAGTTATTATGAAGGAAGCCGCTTACAATAGATTGACAGCACCAAGGAATTCAATGGTGATAGGTCTTGAGAACGATGCTCACATTGCTAACACCTGGATGATACAGATTTATCCTGTTGACAAAATATTTATGATTGACTCTGATGAGCAGTTAGCTGAGTTTGCTAAACAGAACCCTGACTACTTCGTAGAGTCACAGGAAGTATTAAATGACGACGGAATCCCTGTTGGAATGGTTGCGGCCGCTTCCCCAAATCTTAGACTTAATTTTGATTTCGACCAAGAGGGCGAGGTTATGGAGAACGTTGCAACTCGTCAAATTTCAGCGAAAGGATTATTTGATGAAATAAAGAACGCCGGGCATATGTCTGACTATATTGATTTCACTATTGACCCAGACTCAATGCTATTACCATCAATAGAAATTCAGAAGCAAACCTATATGGCTTTATTCCCTATTATTACGAATCAGATTACATTGATTTATTCTATGAGGAATAAGGACCCAGAAGGAGCAGCTTCTCAGTTGATGGCATTAGAGAAATTACTTGATATCCAGGGTGGAGACATATTTAACTACATACCTAAAGCTGACTACGATGCTATTATAGGAAAGCAGCCGTCTGAATCTCAAAGACAAATGCAGGAAGAAGAAATGCAGAGGGCAGCTAAAGAGACAGCAATGCAAGACAAAGCCGGTGGAAGCGGAAGAGGAACTGGCACACCAGCCCCTGGACAAGGAATGTCTCAGGACGGAACAGACCCACTGCAACCACAGAATCCTAATGAAGTACCTCGACCACAGAGTCCAATGGGCAGTGCGGTTGACGGAAGTGTTGGAAGAGCAGCGGCTAATAGTGGATTTTTTCCAGGTTAATAATAATTAAAATATATGTCAGAAGGTGAACAAAGCATGAAACAAAGAAAAATGACCTTGGCGGCCAGCGAGCACGCCCCGGTTATTATTGAGTTGATGAAAGATTGTATGTCTCAAAGTCCTATAGTTGGTAAGACCGAGTGGGACACTATTGTTAATGCAATAACCCTAGAGACTCAGGGAACTATGCTAAGAAGTATGGTGGATTTAATGGAGGATATTAGGAAAGGAAAATTACACGAGGATAATTCTAAGGATAAATAATATGAAAGCAAGAGAAATTAAAAAGGATAATTACACGGTACAAATTGGATATTCTAAAGAAGCTAATAAGAAAAAACTTCTCAAGTTTATTTCAAAGTCCGGTGATGAATTCGAAATAAGCGCTGAGGAATTATCTTCAATGCTTATAGGTGGGGTTAATCAAGACACCCTGGAAGCCACTTTTGTTGATTCTAAGAAGATTAACGTTGTGGAAGTTGGCAGACAGCTAGAGTGTGTTTTAGATAGAGACATGAAAAAAGGAGAGAAGATTAACATGAATTACACTCACCCATATCCGTTAGAGTTTGCTATCATAGAACAAGTCTGGGGAATTGCGAAGATAAAGGCGGACACTCCGGTCTTTATACTGACTAAAGAATATATTGAGGAAACTAAAAAGAAGTTGAAACCTGAGCAGGATGAATTTATCGGTAAATTTTATAGAAGTTTTAAGAACGTAGATTTAAATAAAAAATAATTTATTAATTAACCATCGTCACCGTTCACGATACGAGCGGATAACTATATGGATAATACAACAAAAACTCCAGAGGAGTTAAAAAAAGAAGCTGACGCTAAGGCGGCCAAGGCTAAAAAAGACGCTGAAGCTAAAGAGGCTAAAGCTAAAAAAGAGGAAGAAGACAAAATTGCTAAGAATAAGGTAGTTTTGAAGAATGTTCTTGGTAAGGAAGTGCCGACTACTGATTACTTCTACAAAGATATAACCCCACCGGGTTTTGTTGGGACTTGTGGAAAATCAGTGGACAGAGAAGACTTAATAGATGTATTTCATAAGGTCTTCAAACCAGCGGATAATATTTTGTTCTACAAACAGTTGGACAAGGAAGTCTACATCGTAATTATCCCTATTAAGTACGCAACGTCTATTGGAGACTTTAATGATTCACTGGATGGGGACTTTCAGAAGCATGCTATTTCATTTTTGACTGAAGGTTCAGTTAATCTTGATAGCATGAGACAAAAGCTAGAGAGGATTAACAAATTTGTAAACTACAGCGATAGATAATTTGCACAATAGTCCAAAATATTGTATAATTAAATTATAACCATCGGTACCGTTCACGATACGAGCGGATAAATATATGGATATTAATAATGAGAAAAAGATAGAAACAGAGGAAACGCCCGCGGTAGTACCAGAGGTAGTACCCGAGGTGGAAGACGAATCTGAACTTGATAAAGTTTTAGAGGACTCAATAGAATCTGTCAAAGCTGGAAATGAGCTTGTTCCTGAGAAGAAGGAAGAGGCCAAACCGGAGGAAACACCAGCGGAGGCTCCAGAAGAGACTCCCGAAGTTCCAAAGGTGGAGGACCCCAGCACCCCTCCAGTCCCAGAAGCAGTAGCGGAAGAAGAAAAGCCGGAAGGATACGAATTTCGTATTCCTAACAAGGGTAAATTTGAGTCTGACGAGTCATTCGAAAAGCGTGTTGAGCTTTTAGACTTAGTCAAGAAACGAAAGCTTGCTAACACTACTGAGCAAAAGGACAAAATATCAGAAAAAATTGAGACGGCTAAAAACCAAATCAAAACTCTCAATGGGACTGATAGGTTCGTCAATCCGTTGAATGAAAAACCAGCGGAGACAACTGACCCACCGGTAGATAAAACTGAAGACGAAAAAGCTTTGGACGCTGACAAGGAACGTCTCAAAGAACTAGGTGGAGCGACGAAAGAAGACATCCAAGCTATAGTTCAACAGGAACGATTAGCTACAGATGTCAAAAATACCTTGGATACTTTTGTTGGAAGACATAAGGAGTTAGAAGACATTGATGCTAGAGAAGTATTCTTTGACTTCGTTGACGTTAATTATAAATGGCAAGGAAAAGGCGGGAAAGATTTAATGACAGTTTTGGAACTCGCTAGAGAAAGTATGTTCAAGCCATCTGAGTCTATCCAAGAAAGGGTATTGAAAGGTGCCAATGTTCAAGAAAAAGTCAACGCTATGCAGTTCCCAGGTGGAACCGTAGCGAAAACTGATTACTCTCCAGAGATGCGCAAGTCCTTAGATGAACTTGTAGCGACTGGAATGTCAGAAGAAAAAGCAGTCGAGATTCTATCGGATTAATTTAATCCTTTAAACGAAAACTTATATGGCAACTGTAAAACAGGCTACCATAAAGAACACTCGTGAATTGCTCGAAGCAAATAAAGCAACCGGAACTGTTACTACATTAGGAAGTCTAATGCAAATAACAGCTGGTTTGGCTATAGCCGCAGATAACGGAACCGTTGTTGCGGACTTTTTGGGTATCTGTAACCAAACTATTTCAGTAGCAGATGCACTAACTCGTGTTCTATATATTAAGCCGGATACCGATGATACCTTTATCATCGCAACATCCAACAATTCTGATGCCACTCATAATAATCAGCAAATGATTTTAGCGAGTGCAACTGAGGCAAATAACACAGGGACAACTGATACCGCCGGTATCGTTGTACAAGTCGAACCCTATGGTGCCGCTAGCGACAAACTTATTATTTGTAAGTTTCTAACTCTATAATCAATTTAAAAAAATAAACATATGGTAGGAACAATAAATGATTATGCGGTTATTGTGAACAATGTCTTAAAACACATTGCTCCGAAAGTCACTCCAACAGTTCGAAGTGAATATTTAGACTTTATGTATAAAGTCGACAATAGTGAACGAACTTATACTGACGTTGGTGTTACAGGACTTGGAATGGCCCAAATAATCCCAGACGGTGGTATCGGAGCTTCTGATGCCCCAATTCAAGGTTACTCAAAAAATTACGTTCAAATGCACTTTACTAAAAAAGTACGTTTGACTTTCCAAAGTAATTTCTTTTTATTCGAATCAGCAGCCGCTAAGATTAAAGGCTCTGTTAAGGGTAAAGTTTTAGAAGGAAAGAATTCAATCGAGCACGCTAAGAATTACTTAGCTCAATCATTGTTAGCACAAGGCTTTACTACTTCATTCACATGGACACCAATTAACGCTGTAGGAACTTCAACTCCTGTTGCAACTATCGGTGCCGATGCTGTGGAGTATTGGTCACAGGCTCATCCTCGTGAAGACGGCGGAACAGCTTGGTCAAATGTTATTGTAGACGGTGCTACAAGCTCACCACAGTTCACTTACTCATCTCTATTAGCTGCCCGTAGACTACAGTCAGTTAAGAAAGATGGTCGTGGTAATCCATTAATTTCAGATTTAGATACTTTAGTATGCCGAAGAGGTTCAACCACTGCTCAATTTGCCAAAACTATTAAGGGCACAATTGACAAAGGTTTAGCTCCACAGCAAACTAATTTGTTCAACAACGCTCCAGCAACTGATACATTCAAAGTAGTTGAATTATCACCATACCAAAACTTGGCTATGGATGGTTTGCAATGGGGTATGTTTGACTCCAAGATGATGAACGAAGATTACGGTTTCAAATATGTTGAGGCTTTAGCCACTCGTGCGGAACCAGCAGTCATTGACTTGCTAGGTAACCAGGATTTGGTACTTAACTTTAACTCACTCGCAGTTATGGGTGCTTCTGACCTTCGTGGTTGGATGTGGAGTGACGGCGACGGAAATACCGTATAGGGACTGGACAACAGTTTAATATATGCTATACTTAATGTATTATTAATTAATACAAAAAAGTATGCAGAAAATTAAACAATGCGAAACTTGCGGTAAAGTTTTTGAAAAAAAAGTAAACGTAAGTAAGAGAAAATGGGAGACAATGAGATTTTGCTCAAAGTCATGCGCTAAGGTAGGAGTTTCTTCTTGGAATAAGGGTTTACCTTTATCGGAAGAGAGGAAGCTCCACCTTAGTAAGGTACTAAAAGGTAGAACGACTAATACGGGGAGAACTCATATTAAAAAGGGACAACATATATCTCCTGGTACAGAATTTAAAAAGGGAAATATATCTTACTGGAAAGGAAAGAAAAATCCATATTTCTCCGGACCTAATAATCCAGGGTGGAGAGGTGGAATAACCCCTGAACATAAAAAAGTAAGGTGGTCACAGAAATATAAAGATTTTAGAGAAGAAATATTCAAAAGAGATAATTATACTTGTAATGATTGTGGAAGAAAAAGAAAGCCAGGTGATAGAGTTGTTATAAATGTACACCACATAAAATCATTTTCAGAATATAAAGAGTTGCGATTTGTGAAATCAAACGTAGTAACACTTTGCAAGGAGTGCCATAAATTAAAACATAAATTAACTAAAATAATTTAAAAACATATGTTACAAGATGCGCACACAAAAAAAACCTCAATAGTTCTTGCTGCGGCCGTTGGCACTAATGTCATTGTAGCCGGAGAAGAATCTAGGTGGATTTATATTCACGAAATAATTGGAGACCTAGCAGGAGCTGGTAATCTAATTGTAAGAAGTGGGACAGACGAACTCGCTTCATTCGCTCTTGACGCAGGCCAAGGGCTTACAGAGCAAGACCAACCGGGAAATGATAATGTTCCTCGATTTGAAATAAAACCAGGCGAAGACTTCATCTTAGAAGTCACTGGTGGTACTTTCAATGGTTCTTGCAGTTATAGCTTTAGATACTAATCAATTAAAAATATGGACGAGTTTACTAAAGAACAAAAAGCACAACTTAAAACTTGGGCTGAACAGAGAGATGAACTTCTCTTAGAAATTTCTGGTCTAAAAACCAGTGAGGAAAAGCTTCGGTCCATAAATACAGAGTTGGCTAGTTCTAATTCCGACATCGAGTCTAGGATGCTTATCATTCAAGGCAGAATTGAGGAACTAAAAATAAAAGAAAGCGAATTACCATTAGTTATCTCCAAGGAGATAGCTTTATTAGAATCTAAAAAAACTTCCTTGCAAACAGAAATTGAAGTTACTATAAAATTACTTGATATATTGAAAGCCCAAAAAGCTCCTTTAGAATCAGATATTGAAAAAGCATTGTCTATTTTCGAAGTCATTAAAGGTGAGTCTCTTTTATTAGAAAAAATTAATGATAAAGTAGCAACCGTCAGTCAAGGTAATGCAGAGAAGATAAATTCACTTGTTTCTAATTTAGCTGTAAGTCTTGAAGAAATAATCTCAGTTAATAGAAAGAATGTTCTCGAGACTAATATTGTTATAGAAAAATTACCAGCTATGATGATGGAACTTCAAAAGGCTGGCTTGTTAAAAACAAGAGAGACATTAATAAAAATTAAAGAATAAAATATATGAGTTACCTAGCAAATCAAATAGGGGACCCAATGAATCTAGGGTGGTTCGCCACGCCAGATGCTTTAAGAACAGCTTATCCTGTTGGAGCCGATGGCTATTTTGCTATGGTGGGCTCAACAGATTCTATATGGGTTTGGGATTCAGACACTGCGGACTGGGTTGATACTAAAACAACTGGTCCAATTGGTCCAACAGGTTATACAGGCCCGGCAGGAGCTACTGGTCCAACTGGTTATACAGGAGAGTCAGGCGCTGATTCAACAGTCGCCGGCCCCACTGGAGCAACCGGCCCAACTGGATATACTGGTCCTGACGGCCCCACTGGCTATACCGGCTACACTGGCCCAATCGGTCCTACTGGAGCAACTGGCTACACTGGCGCTGGTAATTTTACAGGCTACACTGGCCCTGCTGGCCCAACCGGCTACACTGGGTTTACAGGCTACACTGGAGAAACTGGATGGATAGGAAACGATGGTCCAACAGGTTACACCGGACCTACTGGCCCAGGAAACTTCACCGGCTACACTGGTCCTGACGGACCTACTGGTCCAACCGGATATACAGGTCCTGAAGGAATAGCGGCTGAAACTGGAGCAACCGGCTACACTGGATATACTGGTCCTTCAATTACTGGATACACTGGATATACTGGTCCTGATGGTCCTACTGGAGCTACTGGATATACTGGTCCTATTGGTTCAACTGGATATACTGGTTATACTGGATACACTGGTCCTGATAATGCTTATGCAAATACATTAACTATTGCTACATCCGGTGGAGATTATACAACAATTCAAGCAGCATTAGATGATAATGCTACTGCTGATACTTTATTCCTAGTTTATCCAGGTACTTATACGGACGATACTATAAATTTAACTGCGAATAACCAGTGTGTTAAAGGTGTGGGGTGTTCTCCAAAGGCTGTACTTGTAACTAAGGCTACTCAAATATGTGATTATGGAGCAACTACTGGTGGGGTATTAGAAAATATTAAAATGGTTATGACACCAGTAGCTAATGCTATTGATAATACCGTAACTGGTACAGGAAGTTGTAATTTCAAATTCTGTCATACAGAAGCTGTAATAAGTGGAACAAACTCTGATGCTGGAGGAGCTGCTTGTTATGCAGGTTCAGGAACAAATAAAATAGTAGAAGGTTCTATCGTTTATACAGACACATCTGATAGAGGAGTTGGCAAAGGTAAAAAAGCAGTTAATGTAGAAGCTGGAAGTAATTGGAATATTGATGATGTAACTTTTACTGTTACAGGTAGTGGAACAAGTTCATTGATTGCAGCCATAAGAAGCACATCAACAGGAACTGTTATTTTAGATAAATGTGATATAGATGTTACTGATAATGAATCTCTTGAAACTTGTGCCTTTTCTGTTATAAATGGAAATGGGGATATAGAAACAAAATATAATGATATTCACGTAGTTAATAATACAGCAGGACATATAGCTGCGGGAGGAAGCTTTGATAGCGACGGTTCTTCTTTACTGTTCCGTAGTTCTTTCAACCATATACACATAGAAAGTACGTCAGGAACAGCAAATTTCTTAATAATAGAGGACTCTGATACAACAGTTATCAGTCAATTTGATGATGTTCTTGCAGCAGATGGAGTAGATAATTCAAACGGTGGAGTTTACACTTACGTTAATTCACCTAGTGATGGTGTTTTAGAAACTTCAGGAGCTTCCACACTTGGAGATTCTTCTCAATTAGCTACTGACGCTGCTCCGACTGATGATGCTGATATTGCAAATAAGAAGTATGTTGACGATAGCGTAGGTTCTGGTCCAACTGGTCCAACTGGTTATACTGGTCCTGATGGTCCTACCGGTCCAACTGGATATACTGGTCCAATCGGTCCAACTGGTTATACTGGATATACTGGAGCTGGTAACTTTACAGGTTATACTGGTCCAGATGGTTCTACTGGTCCTACTGGATACACTGGACCTGACGGCCCTACTGGCTATACAGGTTACACAGGGGCTGGTAATTTCACAGGCTACACAGGCCCTGACGGTCCTACTGGTCCTACAGGCTACACTGGTCCAGACGGAGCTGACGGAGCCACTGGCTACACAGGCTACACCGGCTACACTGGTCCGGCTACTCTTGGGGGAACTCAGACAAGCACTATAACTCTAGGGGAGCTAAGCACGAAGTTCGATGCTGTTCTTTCTGGCGATGAAAAATGGTCTGGCCTTACTATGACCGGAACTGCCGGAGCAACTTTGGCAGTAGGTGATATCTGTTACCTGCAAACAGCTGATAGTAAATGGGAGTTAGTTGATGGAATTTTAGACGGAACAGACGTTGGATTCAAACTACAATTAGGAATATGTATATTAGCGGCAGACGCAGACGCTGCGACCGAGATGTTGGTGTATGGAAAAGTTAGAAGTGCGGCATTTCCAGCCTTTACAGTTGGAGCCCCTGTTTATCTTGACGATACAGCTGGTAATATAGTTGTAGCCCAGCCAACAACAACCAATTTTGCAATAAGAATAGTCGGCTATGCAATAACAGCAGAAGATTTATTCTTTAATCCATCTAACGATTACATAGTTCACATTTAATTATATGGCAACTACTCATTCAATAGATTTAGAAGCAGGCTCAAGTCAGTCCTTATCTATTACTGATGGAGACCAGACAGGTTTAGATTTATCTACTGACTTTACAATAGAGGCTTGGATTAAATTAGAAAGCCTTATTTCTGGTGACGGCGTGAGAGTTATCGCCGGTAAGGCTGGTGCAACCTCAGCAGATTTTTCATACGACTTCAGATTTGAAACAGCCGATGCTGATAGTATTCACAATCAATTAAGGGTTTTGTGGAGAGATTCTTCAAATAATCTATCAAGATTTAACGCGAACCTTGAATTTGATTCAGGCGATTTAGCTACTTGGATTCACGTTGCAGTGGTGGTAAATATATCAACCCCGACAGTCTTGTTTTATATGAATGGTGTTGTTATGGCCGGCGGAGCAGTCAATACAGCGGCCACTGCAATTAGAGACACATCAGAGCCATTTGTAATTGGAGCAGAAAATGGGGCATCATTTTTTGACGGGTTAATAATGGGACTGAGGGTTTGGTCAGATTTAAGAACAGCAGATGAAATATTGCAATATAAAAATGTGCAATTACTGGGAACTGAAGCAAATCTTGTTGCATCCTGGCCTTTAGATGACTCTTTATTAGACCAAACTTCCAATGATAACGACTTAACTAATAATAACAGCGCAGTGTTTGTTGAAGACGTACCTCCAGTAGAAGCGACACCTTTCTTTGATGATTTTGAAAGCTATGATGTAGGAGCACTGGATGGTCACGGAGGTTGGGATGGCTCAACAGATTACCGAGCTGAAACAACTGAGGTAAAAGAGGGAGTAAATGCTATGGGATTCCATACCACAGCAGTAGCTCTTATAAATAAAGTAGGTACTTTAGTTGATGATGGAAGATGCTCATTCTACTTTTATAAATCAAGTCACGCTGCTAGAACCTATGTGTATCTAAACGAAGGAACTTCTGACGTGGCAATAATTTATATCAATGATTCTGGCAATATTCAGTATTATAGTGCAGCGGCATATCACGACATTCAGGCTTACAATGAAAGCCAGTGGTATTTGGTAGAAACAGAATGGCGAAGCGTAGACCATAAAATGAGGCATAGGATAGACGGCGGTACGTGGACCTCATGGTTCGCGCCTTTTGCTGCTTGGACATACGGAATTAGTAGATTCGGTATGACATCAAGAGACTACTCGGTGTCAGAATATTTCTATTTAGATTATATAGCAGAAGACCCACTACCATCATCTTCAATAAAATCAATTAATGGACTAGCATATGCTTCAATAAAATCAGTTAATGGTCTAGCTATAGCAAGTGTTAAATCATTTGACGGATTGTAATAATTAATTAATTATAATTTTTATGAAAAATACAATTAAAAGACATTTAATTTCGTTCGTCGTCACATTCATAGCAATGTTTTTACTAGCTCTTTATCCAGCTATCGAACTTGGGAACTGGGAGTCTGGAATTTTTTTAGGGGCTATATTAGCAGCTGCAAGGTCAGCGTTTAAGTTAGCCTGGGAATTTGCTTTAGTTCCATTATTTAACAATGCGTTAGACTGGGCTAAAGAATATAAAAAATAATAAAACAAAATCTATGGCTGGGAGTAATGACAAATTAAGAAAACTTTTGACAACAGAGGTTAAATATATAATAGCTATTGTAGTTTTTGTAGTGGGTGTTGTTGCTCCTTATTATAGTATTAAGCAGGATGTGGCCCTGATTAAACAAAATCATTTTGCTCATATGGAGACAATGACTAAAAATATTGAAACTAATAATGAAGAAATAAAAAAACTAAACGAAACTCAAGTACAGTTAATGCAAGCGATTGCCGGGAACACAGCAAAAATTGATATTTATCATAAATAAATTGTTCATTAAATAAAAAAGGAGGTCGAGATGTATACAGTAGAGGTTTGTATGAAATGTCACAGTTGCAATTTAGTAGGCAGATTCCAGAGTGAGAACGTTATCGATGCAGTTTGGGACTATATCGGTGATAATCCTGATAACATAAACTATGAAATCTGCGTGTGCATAGACTGTAGAAGTGAAATTGGCGATATTGCCGCAAAACAATTATTGAAGAATGGTTCCAATGAAAACTAAAAAGCACGAAGACCGGGAACGGAAGAGATTCAGAGAGTGGATGGATAAGGACGACAATTGGAAAAGTAACGGAAAGAAGATTCATCACCATATTGTTAACAAGTATAACGGCGGTAATGACTGTCAATGCAATTTACTTTATATGGACGAAGCTAGAGAAAAGGCTTGGCACTTCTTATTCAAGAATCTCTCCTTTGAGGAGGCAGCAGAATTGCTACTCAGAGTAGCTAGGGCGAAGAAGAATCAGGAACGGCACCAATAGGGGTGGACGTAAACTGCCCCTATAATTTTACAAACTAATAACGATTATATGGCAAATGAAGGAAGACAAGAGTGCATAGTCTACAGTCGAGTAGTCGGCTGGCTTACGCCTACTAAGAATTATAATCTGGGGAAATCAGCTGAGTATAAGGATAGAAAAGTATTTAAATTGAATGAAAAGTAGCCGTCCTACAGCAGAAGACATATTCAAAGGCAAGTGTATTTTAGGTTGTTCTTTCGTAGTAGTTTGGGGAGCAGTTTTATTAATAATTTATTTAGCATTTAAATAATATGAAGACACCAGAATATATAATGATTCACCATTCGGCTGTATCTTATAAAAAAAATAGGGACCAGTTTAGAGCTAATAATAGTTATCATAGAAAGCTATGGAATTTCAGGAGCAGTCTCGGTTACTATTTAGGATATAATTATGAGATAGCTAAGAATGGTAAGGTCAGACAGGCCAGGGCGGATGGAGAAACTACTGCGGCCTGTTATCAGGATGGTATGAACAATGGTAAATGTATTCACATTTGCTTGGATGGAAATTTTGACCAAGAGAAATATACTGCCCCTCAGTTATTTGCTGTAAGAGATTTATTAAAATCGTTAATATCAAAATATAATATTAAAGACATAATCGCTCA